AACAGGTCTATTGGTAGTATAATCGGTAATTGAAGTAAAATTTGAAATTACATTATTCTCACTAAAAATTTTATACGTTTTATTTGTGTTATAAACAAGTTCATTTGTATTTTTTAACGAACTGTCCATATTTTTTAAGCACCAATTTGGATCTGTAAACGGATAAGTATCCAATAACATTGGAGTGTTATATGGTGTTGCGATTATTTGCTGTAACTCGGTTGCTGGTTGTGATGATATAGGGATTTTACCTGTATTATTTAAATTTAAAATAGAAAAAGGAGACTCGGTTAATGCCTTTATATATGGTGTAACATAAAAATCTCTAATAAAATCTTGATACGATCTACCAGTTCCTTGATTTGAAATTGTTTGAAGTGTATTTACATAGTTATTAGCATTCAATGCCAAGTTTTTTAATTTAATAGTTAAAAATGGTGAACTAACTCCTAAACTATCTTTAAGATTTTTTGTTTCTGCAGACATTGAGTAATCTGAAAATCCTCCAATCCCATTACTATTACCTATTAATCTAACATATCCTGAATAAAATGATGTCAAATATTGTCTTTCCCAAATTTCATAAAAGAATTTTATTTCTTCTTTATTAACATAAGCAATACCCATATTTGGATATTCAATCGCATTAACATTTGTTATTATTGTTGTGGCATCTGAAGCAACTGATGGTTGACTTAAGGGTTGTTGAAATTTTTGTGTTAATCCTTTTAGGTATTCTTCAACAAATTCAACCTCAGGCCATTTTACAAAATTCCATGCTTGCGTTTGAGCAACAACTGATGGATCAGCGAGATATTTTAATTGAAACCTTCCTTTTTTATCTTCAGGAGTTTCAACAAAAAATTGAGGCCAAGGATAAACCGGTATTTGTGATGTTGATAATCCTTGATTAGATTGTTGTGCCTTAGCAGAAATTGATACATTATCTTTTGTATCCGGTCCAGGAGCTGATGATGGGTTATCTAATATCGCGCTTTTCCTAACAGGATCATATTTAACATTCCAAGCAGTTGTATGAACATCATCAAGAAGTCTTATAAACGCTTCTGCCGATGCCATTATAACCGCAACGATATTTCTTACAGTTGGTTTAAATCCTAATCCAGTTGCTTTATCTTCAATCTTTTTAGCCAAATCCGCAGATATAATAGTCTCAAATTCAGAAAGTTTTGCCGTCGCTTGAGTTTCCATATTAGCAAGGTTTTTATCAAACATTTTATCTCCTTCAAATATTATATATTTTGGAAAAATAATATTTTTTGGTACCGCAACACCTAAAAGATACGTAACTTCACTATACGGTACTGATTGTTTCTCAATAGTCGCCTTTATACGTTCTTTATCTTCTATTGTTGGTAATAGAATACCTGTTTGATATCTGACAGTTTCTTCTAAATTTATATCGCTGTAATTTACTTCTTTAAAAAAATCATCAAACTTTATTGGGTTTTTAATTGGAGATGTTCCTTTTGTACCCAATGTTAAATTTTCCGCCAACGCTAAATTATATCTTGCGACTAAATCCGATAATTTGGACGTAGCATCTTTTTTTGCAGCTAAATCTAAGTTCTCTTTAAATGCATAAACTAATTGTCCTCCATGTAATACTATAGGTTTAACATTACAATAAGTGTTAAACCAAGAAGAATTAGACTCTCTAACATTCGCAAAGTAATCTGTAAGTTTTTGTTTGTAATTCCTTATATTTGTTAATGGCTCAACATTAGATTTTTTATATGAATTAACAATTGCTTGTTCAAAGTTTTCAAGTTTATTCATTAATTGTTGTACAGTCAATTCCGGAAAATCAGGCGAAACTAAACCTTTAGCCTTATATTCACTATAAATTTCAGCAACTTTCTGATATCCTCGTTCACTTACAATTTCAGTGGTAACATTGTTTCTACCGTTCGCTTGGTTAATCATGTTTAACTGACCTTGTATTGATGAAGTATCTTTTACTTGATTAGCGCTTTGATTTTCTGTTGGAGATTTTGTTACTTGAAATCTTTGGGAATACATATGAGGAGCGGCTAAAAGATTCCCAAAAGAAATTTCATTTAATATATTGAATTTATATCCTTTGAATTCTATGTCAACAATGTAATTACCACTTATGCTTTGAAATGAAACATTAAATTTCTCCAAGTTTAATTGGTATCTAATTGCCTGCCCATAATAACCTTTTAGTGTTAAATAAAATGGACAATATGGTAAATTAAAAAATGCTGAATATGGTGAATTATTCCCTAATTGGAATAAAGCTTTCCCTTGAACATCCTCCAATCTCATACTAACAGATGGAATAAATGATGTACTGGTTTTAATACTAATACTTGTAATCCCAAGTAACCCCGTATCTAAAATATTTGTTTCATCTGCAACAGTATTTATAACATAAGGTCTTTCTCCTTTACCAAGATTAATTGGTACCTGTTTTGGTTGATTAACTCCCTGATATTTAGTTGAATTTTCTCCAGTTAATTCATCATAATAACCACTACCCAAATAAGTATTTTTTGTCGGTTTTAAAAAATTAATCTTGGCAACTGATATAGTTCTAATTCTATCTTCAGGACTTCCTCCAACTGCCAATTTTGTTCTTGGCACAACTTCAGCCTCAAGATTTACAAACATCACTAAGTTTTCATGATCAACAATTCTTTCTCTTATTTTACCAAACGAATCTATTGTCTTGTTTGGGTCAACAACAATAATATTATTATAATCAAAATCAACCAATATATCTCCGCTTTTATCCGCTTGTAAATTACCTGCCATAATAATAAAAATGATTTTCTAATGCCGCTTTATAATCTTGTAAAGAAGCTATGAGCGGAAAAGGAATAATCAATACTGCACCGTCATAAATATTATTTTCTAATCCTCCAAATTGTGGATTTGCCTGTAGTATCAACCAATTAAAATATGGAGAATTATAAAATTCTTGCGACACTTTATCCAATCTACTTTGCGCTACTTTATATATATAAGTTTGGTCTGTAGGCTTTGAATACAAATAAACAAAAGGGACAATAGTTTGTTCACCATTAATAATAAACTCATCGTAACGATTATAGTACGGATATGCCATTAATTAAGTTTTAGTTTTGAAACGTATACTGATGCTTTACCGTCATTATTATTCCAACTATTTTTATCTGTATTAGCCAATACTCTACCTAACCCATCTATCATTGTTTTTTGACTTACTGTAGGTGATGTTGACTTTTCAAAAGTAAACAACCTGTCTTTAGATCTAAATGGAGTATAATTAATATAATTCTTTAATTGTCCTTTTTCAAGGCTATCAAAAAATGCTGTTGTTATTGCATTTTCTTTACTAAAAACAGGTTTTGCCGTTCCTATCCAATAAGCATCAAATTGAGTACCAACATCAGGATTTCCACTACCAATCATATCAGTATTTTTAATTATATCACCAATTATTGCATTCTTAAAAGTTTGATATCTTTTATCATCTAATATTTCAGCAGATAAAATCATATACATTCTTTTAAATGAAAGTACTTGAAAAGTATCATCCTTACTAAATGGTTCAAATACTTTAGACTTTAAATCTTTATCATATGTTGTCCCTTCACTACTTACACCATATAAAGCATTCCCTGTGTATTGTGAAGACTCATATGTAAACGTACTTTTCTTCACTATTAAATCATAAAACGAGCTAACACTATAACCAATTTTTCTAATATCATTTTGTATTTCAATAAAAGTATCCGCAGCTTCAGAAGTTGAATAGACATTTGTAGTTCCACTAATATCGTATATTGTAATATTACCATTCTTTTCTTGTAACCCGTCAGTGCCTGTATCTGGACCAGATTTATATAAAGGTATTACATTAGCCCTTGTTAAATATTGAATATACTTTTGTTGTTGTGTAACAAAATCTTGATTTAATTGCGTTATTGCACTTTGATATGAACTTTTTGTATTTGTCACAAAATTCTTCATATTCATTTTTAATTGTCTAATAACTTTAGGACTAAAACTTTTTTCAGTTCCTGACATAAAATTAATAAATCTATCCTGAGTTGCACTATCATTACTTTCTATATCTGCAATATAATCATTAGTAATATTATCAACTATTTTTTGAATGTTATCAGGTTTTCCTACAATTAAAATTTCTTTTCCTGGTGTTGTATCCACCAAGAAAGTTCCTGACACATAATTTCTACTTGAAGTCCAATTTTGCAACATAGCATTATTATATTGTTTAACACATTCTTTACTTTTATTAACAAAAGTTTGGAAATACGTTTGTGTTTCTGCAACAAAATTATTCATAAACTTTTTATAACTAATTGTTCCCGTTGTACCTGAAGTTGATAAAATATCTCCAATAGTTGCCTCGTTTGTTTGTGGATTATTATCTTGTGTTTGATTAAGTGTTGGGCCTGGCGGTTGGGGTCCTGCATTAATCCAAGCCTTATCAATTACTTTATAACTTAAATCTGTAACATCCGCTCTATCATCATACATTTCAGTATTAGCATAATAATTAAATGTTAATGCATTTTGTAATTTATCTACAGATTCTTTTAACCCACTACCTCCAACAAAATTAAATGATAATGTCACATTTGCAATCATTGGTTGAATACCAATACCTTCAGGATTAATATCCAAATCTTCATATGTTAGTTGTAATCCTGTTGGAATAATTTTTGTATTATAAAAATCACCAACTCTTAAAACTAATACTGGAGGTGCTCCAAACGCAGTGTTAGTTGCATTATTATACTGAAGTTCATTTTTTTGTCCAACAGTTTTAATTGTTGGAATTGTATCACCAGGTCTCATACATTGTTGAAGAAATGTTAATCTAGTATTTAACCCTTCTGGCGTCATTGAATGAAATCCTGGTTGAAAAAACTTCAATTTTTCTTTAAGATTATCATATACCATTGGAGAATCTTCTTTGATAGCTTCAAAGTAATTACATTCAGAAAGTAATGATCTTAATACTCTTTTAGTAATATTATCTCTTTCAACCCATTTCTCTTCAATTTGTTGAACTGTTGTTGTTACTGGTGTAACTGTTCCTACGATTACATTTGAAAGTTGTGGTTGTGGTTGTTGTTGTACAGGTTGAGCATTTTGTTGTACAGGTGTTTGAGTTAATGTTGATTTTATATTAGAAATATATGCTCTTCTACAGGCCATTGCTGTTGTAGAATAAATTTTATTTGTTTGTGATAAAGTATCTCCTCCTTTAGCATTTGCATCATTATCAGTACAACTTATTGTTGTACCTTTTATAAATTTTTTAGTTTGGTCATCATATTGTAAAACACTCGCTTCTTCACCAAAAGCAGTACCTGATGTAACTATTAATTTATTATTATAATATTGTGCAGTATCCGGATTAGTTTTAAAATATTGAATAGCGGAGTTAATTCTTCTTGTCGCTAATTGTTTATTATATGAACTACTCGCAGGTGCAGAACAACTCGCTTCAATTATTATTGTTATATTTCCTTCACCACTTTTATTTTGTTCAATTTGATTTTTAATTAATGTACATAAATTTTTAATTTCAGTATAATTAGGTGTAACTACACTATTAAAAAATGATTGGGTTACTGACGCAGTGGTTTGTTTAGTATAAGACCCACTTAAAACATTACTACTATACGTATCATATTCAGAATTATAATTTGCAACTAATTCTTGTGTTTTTGGTATATCATTATCAAAATAAAATCCAATATTATTAAATGATTCAAACGGATTTGTTGAATTATTTGGTGCAACTGGTTGAGTTTGTGGATCTGACTTTACTCCTGTTTGTATTGTTTTAACTGCATAAGTCAATTGTTCCTTAGTCATCTCTTTTGATGAAATCATTTGTTGAAGTTCATACAAATCATTAGGATTAATTGTCACATATTTTTTAGCTAATTCATATAAATCATATGTTCTACATCCAGCAAAAAATGAATCAATAATACTATCAATTCTTGGTCTGTTTGTTTCGTTTTTTAAAACTTTATCAACAAGAACATTTAATACTGAAGGATGGTCAACAACTATTTTCCAAGTAAGACTACCAGTTCTACTTGTATTATTGTAAGTGTAAATTGGCTCAGGTCTTCCAATAAAATCGGTATTTTTCCAGTTAGCGGTAACTGATTCTGTAAATGTTAATCCATATGGAGGAAACCACATTACTCTACCACCATTAGGTCCTCTTTCACAAATAGCCAAATCTGAAACAGAATATCCTGGTGTATTAGATGTTCTCCAAGCAAGATTTTCTAACGAAAACATATATTTTTTAGCATATGATAGACTATTTGTTCCGATAAGATTTGTTGAATCTTGTCCACCTTCTTGTTTGTTTGGATAGATATTTAAGTTCCACGTTTTATCCATGACAGAATATGAAAACTTTCTACCTTCGGTTGTCATACCATTTCTTTTCTGAAGATCGTTATATTGTAAATAAGGAACGTCTTTGGTAAATACACGACAGTATTCAGTACCTACTTCTTGTCCAATTGACCCAACATACTTTAATACTCTAGAACCCTTTGTAATCTCTCTATAACCGTCATTAAAGACCTTACTAACTTGGTCTATAGCATTACCAACATGTTGTAATCTTCTTCCTCCTGCGGGCTGGCTATTAATTAATCTTTGTGTATCATCAAGGATGGAACCTTCAGTATATGTTTGATTTGTTGATTCAGTCTTATCATATGATGATGGTCTAAAATCTGAATCTTGTCTAATAATTTCTCCTCCAATTCCAACATATTTTCCAGCATTACCTTTATACTTTGGTGATACCCATGTAAAACCGCCTTCAATACCACCACCATTACCATATGTTGGTCCATTAGCTCCAAGTTTACTTTCTTTATCTGGACCCTCATATAGTGCCGCAAGTTCACTAGGACCGTAAACAGGTGATTGAACTTCTTGTCCAAATTGGTTTACTGGTATATCACCTCCAGGTGAAAATACTCTTGATGGATCTGATGTTCTTGACCCTACATAAAAATTACTATTATTGGTTGTAGATCCAACTAAAGCCCCACCAACTCTATCAAATAAAGTTCTTTGATAATCCGGCTTATATTTGTTGTAATCAATATTACCAAACAATCTAGATTTTTGACCACCACCTGTATTGTTTAAGAATAATTGTGAACCTGTTTTATCTCCACCTAACAATCGGCTAAATCCTTTGCCAACAGATGTTTTAAGAAACGCAGCACTTAATTGTTGTATTGTTGTTGGTTGTCCTGAATTGATACTTGCATCAAAATAAGAACCAGGTATTGTTGATGTTGGTATTGTACTACCAGCAAGTCTTAAAGCAAAATCTGTTGCCGCAATTATTGGATTTGATGGAGCGGTGATAGTATAGTTAGGTTCAATTAAAGGAACTCTACCTGTTACTAAATTCAAAACGTCAGTACCGCTTCTTACATTAAAGGCATTAGCTCTTCCAACTGTTTGTTGATATATTGCTGTCGCAATTCTTTCCTCAAATCCTTTTCTTAATCTTGAAGCTCCTAAACGGGCAAGATAAGAATCGGAACTTAAAGACCCATTACTACCTTGTGGATTTGGACTTAATAAAATTGAAACTGGTCCATAAGACGATGGATTAAAATTTGGATATGGTTGATTATTATAATATCTTAAACTGCCATTAGCGTCAATAGTTTCTAATGATTGTACAAATTGTGCACCATCATATAATTGTTCACCACCATTACCAAAAGCATTAATTTTTCTCCAATTTTTTGATTCGGGTTCTGCTTCACTTAAAATATTTGCATCTTGAAATCCATATTCACCATTATTTGATTTTGTATTGGTATTACCTACAGGGTCTGGAACTTGTTTGTATCCACCTTCATTACCCCATTGATTAAGTGGATATAATTTATTTGCAAAAGATGGTTCATCTATTAATTGGTCAGGACTATCAATTACTGAAGTATCTGATTGTATGTATTCGTAGTTGGTTGGTGGCGTAGGTCTATTAGGAGCCTTGGCATAAGGCGTTAAGTTTCTTGTAATGAGTTTCTTTCTAAAAACTTCTGAATTAACTAAATCTAATGGACTCCCCATTTAATGTTTTTATTATAAATAGGTTAATTGATATTTTTCTGATGATGAATTACCTTTTTGTCTTTTCTAATTCTATATTTTTTTGTTGAATATATGTATATATCATCTGTTTAAACTTTTCAGTTTTAAATATTTGTTCAAGATATTGTTCATTAACACCAGGTGGTGCATCTATTTTAAGTGTAAATGTAACATCATCTTTAGATGTTCTATTTGTTTCACCAATAGCAGATGTTAATGTTTGATTTGGATTTGATGCGTTACTTAATGATTCGGTACCATATCCACTAATCTTATTATATCTTGCGATTGCTGCGTTTGTTGTTGCTTCTGATACTCCACTTGTATTTTTTTCCGATTTAGATGACGCCAAATCTTTCAATCCTTTATAAGTTGCCGTTGCCAATTTACCAATCTCCGAATCATTGTATTCAAATCCTTTGCTGTCAATTTCTTTAACCATATTTTTAAGTACATCCTGCATAACAATCATAGATTGTTCACCAGTAAGTTTTAATTTACTATTAAGTTCTTTAACAACATCCGACGCAGAGTTTCCCTTTATTAAATCTTTTACGGCAGTTTTCATTGCCCCGATTACTTCGTTAGAAGGTTTACTAAAAATTTCTGTACGTGCCAGTTGATTAGATGCCGCTCCAAATGGCACTGTTGTAAGTTTTCTTAAGGATTCCAAATTATCTTTAACAAAAGACGTTGATACAATACCTCTAACTACCGCTTCCTTAATTGCATGAACATCATTTTTAACAATATCCCCCTGTTTCATTGATGCTCTTGCAATGTCCTCCATTGTTTTTGGCTGTTTTTTTTGTTCGTCAATTAACTTATTAAACTCTTGTTGTGTTACATCACTTAATTTTTTAGTTTCGACATCTCCTTGAGCATTTGTAATTTTAACAGTATATTCACCAGATTCATTCATTTCAGACAAATTAGATAAAAATTGTTTGTCTGAATCATTTTCAAATTTAATAGATGGGTTAATTTGTGATATTCTCTTACCTGTTTCAGCTGCAGCCAATCCCATTTTAGTTAAGTCACTATAAGCTATTCCGGATTCATTAGCAATTTCTTTAAGAGTTAAGATTCCTTGAGGATTAATCCTAAACGATTTTGCCTTTTCATCAAAATATGTAAATTGTTGTGCCGCCTTAGCAAGACTACCTTGAATTTTTTCGGGGTCATTCATCGCGTCATTCATCAAAGAATATGGGTCAACAAGATTTCCAACAGATACTCCAAGTCTTTGAAATGCCGATGCCATCTTAACTGCTTCTTCAGGATTTCCCAAAATTTTATCCGCAAAATTAAGGGTAGCACTCATATCCACTCTAAGCATAGAAGCGCTTGCTGCCATTTTTGTTAATCCTTTTACACCACCCTCAAAATTAAACTTATTAAGGTCGGACGCATAATTAACAACATCTTGCATTACCGATTTAACATTCAAACCTAAATCTCTTACTGTTACTACCGATTTTTCCAATTGACTACCAATAACTCCAAATTGAATCCCAACATCTGTAAAATTGTTAACAATGCGTTTAGTATCTTCACCAATAACTTTAGTTGTTGCATGTAATTTAGCAACACTATCTGATGAAGCCAATGTTTGTTTTTGGGTTGCAGCAGCAATGTCTTTCATTGCTGTAGTAGTTTCAATAAAGCTTGCACCAAGTCTTCTCATTCTTGGAGCCGCTTCACTAACCGCAGTATTCATTTCACTAACCCTTGCTCTTGACGCAGTAAACGCCTCCACCATTTCATTAGCGGCTTCGGTCATTTGTTTTGCAACACCAGCAAATGCATTACCTTCAACTTCAGGAAATTGTGAAAAATCTTTCCCATATTCATTCGTTCCTGTTTTTTTATCTAAAGCCATTGAAATCTTTTCTTATAAATAGAAGAAGGACTAATTTTTTAGTCCTTCTTATTATTTTCAACCCATTTATCTAATAAATATTTTCTTACAAATATGGGCATTCGTTCAAAATCTTGCCATGTAACCTTGAGTAGAGTATTTAAATAAAAAAACTCATCAAGTTGTCCTTTTCTATAATCAGAAGAAAGGGCGAAAAAACTCCACCCCAAAACCGACGTTAACTGTCAGTCTATCTCCTGATGGGGTTGTTACTATTCGGTTCATGTCTAATCTTGGTTCATTTTCATCCATAAAATTTCTGATGAATTTTGAATCCATTATTGGCATTTGTTCAATAAATTTAGCGATGTCTCCTTTGTTTATATTTCCATCAACATCAACAATTTGTTTTTCAAGTCTCCAAGTAATTTTAGGTACCGTTCTTCCTTGTGGATATGACTCACTCATTCTATTTATATCCATAATTTCACCGTAAGTCATTGGTCTTAACTTAACAATACTGTTTGATTTTGGAAGTGTTACAAGAAATGTACCATCTTCTAGTGGTTCTTGACCTTTAACAACATTAAGTTCATCTAAAACAACAGTAGCTTGAAAAGATTTTTTTGTTGTTGGGTCTGTAACATTAACTGTTAATTCAGGTCCAAAAGAAGTGTTTCTTAAGAAGATAAGAATCGCTTCAATATCTCCTTCTAGTAAATCTTCAACCCTAATATCAGGTTCGTATAACTTACCTTTAATTAAATTAGTAGTTACATCATCTCCTCCTGCCATTAAAATATTTTCATCAGATGCAGTCAAATAACCAATCTTAACTGATTTCTTTTTATTTTTGTAAAAAATTCCTTGTGATGGCAATGGAACCACATCGTGAGGAAGTGTGAAATTCTGTTGTGCGTAATTTTGTGTTTGATTGTCCATATAAAAAAATAACCGTAAAGTTTATGTCTTTACGGTTAAATATAATTAAAATTTGTTTTTTATAAACATTAAAATATTAGTAAACTAATACACAACGATCCATACGAAGTGAAGCTGTAATATCAGCCAAAGTATCAGTTGAATATCCAAGAGCACCAAAGTCCACACTTGTTAAGAAGGTTCCGTAAAGAATCCACTTTTCAACAACAACACCTGTTGGATCTAACATCTCCAAATCAATATCTTTCTTATAACCTGCGGCATATCCCATACGACCTGTTACAGACTCAGCATGTAAACGAACCCACTCCATAAGAGCTTGAGCCGCTGATGGTCCAATTGGGTCTCTAAATTTAACTGAAATCTCATCCCAATTAAATCTACCAGCAACAAATGTTGACGTATTTAAAAATTGTATTTCTGTTGAAGCAATTTTGATGGATGGTCTTTTCGCACTTTCCACGAACCATTCATTTATTCCTAAACTTGAAGGAAACCTCAAGATGAATCGGTTCTGACGTTTCGGTTCGTAAGGAATCGGCATTTTCATTAGTAAATCAGCCATGTTATTAAAATTTTGTTTTTTTTATTTTATATCTTATAAATATAGTCTTTTTAAAAATATTTCTATTTACTTTGATTTTAGAAATAATATTCTTTATTTATATTCTTTCTTAGTTCCTCCAGCAGTAGAATAAGTTTTAACTATATTATCTGGTTTATCTTTAAAATGCTTACTTATTTTTTCTACATTCTTTAAATCATCATCTGAAAATCCTATTTTAGGTTGATCTGGTATAAAATTATTACTAATTTCTTTTTTTAAAAATGCCTTTTTGTTGAGAAATGATGCAAGACCTTTAACATAATCTACAAATTCATCCATTGCCATAACTTTTAATTCCTCAGGACTAGCAGCACCATTTTCAGTACCAAAAGATACTGGATGATATTTGTTAAGCTCTAAATATGACCTAATTAAATCATCATCAGACATATCATCTTCATCCGCAAATGTTCTATATTTCCTAAGATTTTTAACTAATTCATTTTTATCTATACCACCAAAACCATTTATTATATAATTATAAACCGTTTGTTTTAACGTATTTGGATTGTGACCTCTTGCTGTGATTATTGAAAATACTGACCCGTTATTTATCGCCTCTTTAAAATCATTAAACGCTGGTCCTTTTTTAGCTGTCATAGAGTCAATTAAAAAATCTTTATCACCTTCAGTTCTAAAGTTTCTAAATGCATTATCAGCATACCCAATAATTTTTTCACCTTTATATTCTACAGGTTTTTTTCCTATATCATGTCTATATTCTGCAAAGTCATCAGTACTCATTCCAATCTCATCACCATCTTCAGTTTTTAACATAATTTTAGTTGGCATATGAACAATATTATCGTCCCAGTCAAAAGCATAATATTTCATATCTGGAGTATGTTCTGATTTAAATCCTTCTTTAATAACATTTCTCATATAATTAAATATCATTAAAAGTAAAAACCCCACCAAAATTAATTGATGGGGTTTAATAAGTATTTAGATTTATTTATTAAATGTTTTCAAACGAAGCTCCTGTTGGAGTTATAAAGAATTCAATATCAATAAATTCTAACGCTTTAGTTGGTTTAAGATATATTTTACCAACTAATCTATTTGCGTCTAAATCTTCAGGTGTTGAAGAAACTGTTACACGGAAATCGTATAAACCTCTATCTCTTCTAATTGAATCTAAAATAGGATTAACACTATCTAAGAATTGTTGTCTAACGATTTGATCGTTTTGTTCAAACAATAATCTTACAGCAACTGCAGATATTAATTTACGAGCTTGTAATAATAATCTTCTTACATTTAATCTGTTCAATGCTGAATCCGCAACTTGTAATGTTTTATTACCCCAAATTACAGTACCAACATCAGAGAAAGTTGCAATAGGGTTAATTCTACCTTGATACAATGTATCTCTGTTTTCTTGAGTTAATTTTTGTCTAGCTTTAATAGAATTAACAAGACCTCTTGTGTAACCCGCTGATGCGAACCAAGGAAATGCTATGTTATCTGTTAAAGCTAAGTTTCTACAAACTTCACCTGTTGCAGGTAAATAAATTTGCGTATTATTAACAGTATCTCTTGTTAATATCCAAGGATAATAAGTTGCTGTGTAGTTTGAATCAATCCCTGTATTGTTTAAGTTATCAACTGCTTCTTGTGAATAAATAACATCATATTGACTTGAAGCATCTGGAGTAAACATATTATAGTCAGGAGTTGTTACAATATAAACTGAGTCAGCTCTTGAGTACTGAATCATATCAATAGCCTCTTCACATAAGTTAGAGTTATTAACATAGTCAATACTTGCAGTTGCAAATATATTAATATTTGTAGATTCAGGATTAGCAAAACTAAGAATACCAAGTAAGTAAGCGTAGTAGTCAGTATTTCCAAAGTCTTGTGTATTATTTTGTACTACAATTCTTTTGAATAAACCATCACCTGTTGCATTTGGATATCTTGAAGAAGGATATGCTCCTGCCAAATAACCACTTGAACCTAATTGAAAATTATCTGTATTTGTTCTGTGTTCTCTGTATATGTCCCATCCGTCAAATCCACCAGCAAAACATACTGTGTATTTTCTTGAGTAAATAAAGTAATAAGGATTTTCTTGAGACTCAGGGTCAAATCTAAAATCTGCTGTACCACATTCAAAAGCGGTTTGACCACTTGTTTGATAAGTATTTGCGATTGTTACAACTGTTGCTCCTGAATCCATATGGAAACCTTTACTTTGAACGTTCCATGGTTCTGCCGCTTGTGTTGGATTTGAAATCCAACTAGATGGTGTTTGTTTTCCTTTATATGTTAAGAATGATTCGTCAACACCATATTGTGTTGAAAAACCTAAGTAAGCTCTTCTAACAATATCTCCAGCAGATTCAGTTGTATTAGCAGCTCCACCAAATGGAGGATTTGTAATAGTTTCACCTGGATAGAAATATTTTGTTTTGTATTGAATATATGGTGATGGATACTCAGAAAGATTATCATATTCTCTTTGAGTATAACCACGGAATCCACAAGGAATTGCATCTATAGGTGCCCCGTCAGCCAATTCAACCATAATATATTTTGAAATTAAAGCATATTCACCGTTTGAAGTACCAATTTTAACTCCAATAAAGTTGTTAGAACCTGGATCCATATTACAATTTGTGAATTTTTCAATTACAACAGGAGCCGAATCTGTATCATAAAAATTTCTAATTAACACATCAAATGACATATTATTAAATGAAAGATTAGCAATTGAAACTTTAACTTCCATATTTGCAGAATCTCCATCAGAAATTGATATAAATCTAAATAAATTATAAACTTTATTACCTCTTAATTCTGAAACCAAAAATGGAGTTTCAGGAGATTGATATTTTTCTAAATTATAAGCAATAGATGAATTACTTTCACTTCTAGCGTCTGGAAGACTAATTAAAAAACAATTCAATCCTTTAATGTAACCTTTTTGGTATGCAATATTTAATGATGATTGATAAGATTCTTCAACAAATACAGGTACTGTATATCTTGATTTACCAAAATTATCTTCACCAAATACTTTTGTAATATATTTTGAAGAAGAAGCCAATAATGAAGTTTCAAATTGGAATGTTGTATTGTCTTTAGTTGCACCTGATAATAAGAATGTCCCATAAGGATTTGTACTTACACCAGAATATGAACCATCACAAACCATAGTTAAACCAGTAGTTTCATATATAGGTCCGTGATTTTCAGAATCAGCATTATTTGTATAAAGAGAAATGCCTCTTGAACGTAAAGTAGCAACAACCATATTATTATATTCACTATATGCAGTTCCTGAGAAAGTATATATTGTACCTGATATTGAACCTGAATATGAATCACCAGACCCTGATACTACAGAACTAACAATATAATCAAAAGAATAACCTGAATAGTTATCTCCCTTTGGTTCAGTAAGAATATTATCAAAATTTGCATAATACCAAGGATCATTTGAACCTGAACTTAAATCATTATATTCAATGTCGCCATCTCCTGGTACACCATAAACATTATTCACATTTGAATAAGTTCCAACTAATGAATACCAATCATTTGAGGGTATTGAACCATAAATTACACATGTATTACCTGAAGCACCTAAAGTGTCAGTAATATTACTAATGTAATAATTAAAATCATTCTCTAAAGTTGAAACACTTCCATCGCTTAATCTATATTGACTAGTATAACTGTCTTGGATTGTTGCGGGTAAAGTTGATGTATTTAATGTTACAGTATTTGCAGAATTACTACCTGTAAACGTAGCTGTAAATATAGTTCCTGCTGAAGACGGACTAAACCCAATAGTTAAAGGGTCAACATTTGCAGTTACGCTGATTGTCCAAGAAGGACCCGCATCGTATCCCGATAATCCCAACACTCTCGTTACAAAAAGTTGGTTTGATTGTTGTAAATATGATTTAGCGATATAAGCAGCCTCATATTTTGGGATTTGTGTGTTTACAAATTTAACGGGTTCTGTTCCACCAAAATAGGCTTGGAACTCATCGTAGTTAGTTATGAAAATTGGTTCAAAAGCTGGGCCTTTAATTGTTTCCCCAACTATACCTAATGTCGTTACACCGACACTCTGAGCTACGAATGATAAGTCCGTTTCGGATGTGTATACTCCAGGTGATACGAATACTTTTTTGTTTGCTTGTGCTGTTGCCATTATTAATTAATTCTATTACAGATTTATTTTAATGATAAATATTACGTATAAGGTGAAAAAACTTTACTTTTAGATATGTATTTGTAAACGGTATGAATTTATTCTACCTTTTTTCTCACCATGAAAACAAAGAAAGAAATAAAGAACATAAAGATATCACCTGAATCACACAATATATTGAAAATATACTGCGATAAAAGAGGAATTAAAATTTATAAATTTCTTGAGAATTTAATTATAGAAAAGTGTAAAGAGAAGAAAGATATCTATGGTGAAGATTAAACTAGTTTGTTTTCAAACTGAATTACTGACTGTAAAGTGTCATCTATTTTTGTAACTTCTATCCTTAAAACATCATTAGTTGTAATTTGTATGATGTTAACATCGCCTCCATAATAATTGTTATTGATATATACATCATAAGTCTGAACATTATCACTTCCTACTAAACTCATGTTTGCGGTAAAATCAATTACATCAACTAATATGGTAACGCCTGAAACAAAAAGAAAATTAAAATCAAATTCATCAGGATTTTTTGGAAATTTATTTCTTTTTCTATTTGGGGTTCTTGTATCAACTTCAAATAGTTGGGTTATTCTTTGAATTGCTGGCTTAACTTGAAATTCTTCTTCATCAATCAAATAACCTAGCATTGTAAAATCATAAGATTGAAGATAAAATTTTCTTGATTCAGTTGTCATTTGAGATTCATCTGAAACATTATTCATAATGATTGGAACATATTGTCCTTTAATAAATGTATATGCTTGTCTTGATGAAAACTTTTGCATTACAATCTTATTAAGTTCATTCAATTCTCTCATTCTATTACAAACAATCTTAACACTATAATTAATATCAACTGGGACGGGTTGCGGAATGGTGTAGATGTCCATACCTTGTTCATTACCGTTCCAAGTTGGAACTGAGGCATAATAAAATTGTTTTCTATTTGGAATTGTATATTGAAGTGATGGGTTTGTACCGTACTTAACTTCAGGGCTTCTAACAACAGTAATAAATGGCGGTTCAGGATTATTATCCATATCAACAAATTGTGCCGTTTCAACATACTGTGACCAGTTTTGTGTTGTAATTAAAATGTCCAACATCGGAACAATTTTTCCTGCGGTAACAACTTGTAAATCTCCTTTAACAAAATCAAGCATTCCTCTATCCAAATCAGCATGCAAAACTGACTTAGGAAGATAAGTCCCATCTTTGTTGATGTATTCCAATAATTGCTCTCTACGAGCATATAATGTTTTTTTTGGAACTAACGGTAATGTTTTTTTTATTTGTTTTGGAAATCCCATATTACTTTTTTGTTACAACTATTTTATTTTTTGAATTAATCATATCCACTTCTTTTGCATTATAAACTGGTTCTTCGCCATCTTTATACACAAAAGTATCAAACTTGTATGGGTCATATGTCACAATTTTTTCAAATTTTGTGACAGGTAAATCATCACAAGGATATTCACAATAATCCAGTAATTTCCCAATTACAAAAGCATGAACATTTTTTCTTTTTTCATCACGAACTTTTGATTTACCACCTTGTCTAACTCTAAATTCAACATCTTCAAGTTTAACATAATCGGCATGCATTATAACTTTACTATCATATGTGACTGAAAAGGTATGTTTGTGTAAATTATAATACACCATAACTTTCTTACCAAGAAATAATGAATCAAATTGTGATTCTGTTATAATAACTTTCATTATATTCCTCTAAATTCGTTTTCATTTACCCATGTTGCGGTAACCGTTCTGTAGAATGGTTTAACTCCACCATATGTGTGTTTATTATCTGAAACAACAAGACCATCATCAATCACCGTATAATATCTAACTCTATCTTCAGATTCATAATACCCAATATAATCACCCATAAAAATATTCACATTAATATCATCCAAAGTTTTTTGATAAATGGAAAATTTCATATTACCTGGTTCATCTTGTTTAACTTTTGAATTACCCAATAATTTATTTGTTGGAGCCATTATTTGAACAAGACCTTTTAACTCAACGGGAGCCAAAAATTGAATACCATCTTCAAGAACTTCACCATAGACATCATCTGTTTTTGTTTTATACCTATCAATACGATAAAGTATAACTGTGAAATTCATATCGCCGAGAAGCCATTCTTCTCCCATACCAATATCAAGTGAGAGATCTTCCCCACCAAAGAATTTTCCTAAACGAGTTATAGGTACTAAATTTTCCATATTGATAAATACTCAAAAGATAACTATATTTAATACAAAGATTTTTTAATAGATGGAAATAAGTTTAGAATCAAGAGCAATGTCCTTATTGGAAACATATGAGGGTGCAAATAACTATTTGCTTGAGATAAAAAGAAAATCCCAAATTAATAAAAAATTCTACCCAACAAGAAGTCAATCTGAATATATTATTGCCAATCACGACAAGACACCAAAGGTCGCCAAAAAGTGGGTTATACTTGACGCTTACTTCGCACAAAAACTTGCTGATGATAAATTATTAACTGTAATTCCTGAAAAAATATGGGTTGAAAAGTTATTGGCAGATAAAGAAAAGGCATATCACATTTGGGGCAAAATAACTGAATCACAAGAACTCCATGATTTTTGGTTGCCAAAAGCCGCAATTATAAAAGACAATACCGTTAAAAATGTTGTAATTAATTATGAAAAATATTCTCACCGTCCCCCATTATCTCACCAAAAAGAAGCTATCCAAAAATTGGTTGAAAATAAAAAGTTCATTTTGGCTGATGATATGGGACTTGGCAAAACTACTTCCACTATTATTGCCGCTATAGAAGCCAACTCAAAAAAAGTTTTAATCATTTGTCCAGCAACACTTAAAATTAACTGGAAAAGAGAAATTGAAAATTACTCTGATAAATCTGTCTATATTGCCGAAGGTAAAAATTTTAGTTCAGATGCCGACTATGTTATAATAAACTACGATATAATAAAAAATTTCCATGACCCTAAGAAAAAAACTGACTCGCAAATTCTTAACTCCAATTTTGATTTGGTTATCGTTGACGAAGCACACTATATCAAAAATGGTTCAGCCCAAAGAACAAAACTAATCAATGACCTTGTAAAAAAAGTTGATAGACTTTGGTTATTATCAGGAACTCCAATGACCTCAAGACCAATGGATTATTTTAATCTATTAAGTTTGGTTGATTCCCCTGTTGCTAAAAATTGGATGGCCTACGCCATTAGATATTGCAGTGGTTATCAATTTAATACTGGAGGTAGAAAAATATGGAATGTAACTGGATCCAGTAATCTTGAAGAATTAAGAGATAGAACATCATCAACAATATTAAGAAGATTGAAAGAGGATGTTCTTGACCTACCTGATAAAATTATAACTCCAGTATATCTGAGATTAAGATCAAAAAATTACGAGGAAGTAATGGGAGAATACTATGATTGGTATGATAAAAATCCTAATGACTCCAAATCATTAACTGTTCAGTTTACTAAACTAACTAAAATAAGACAAATTATTGCTGATGAAAAAATTAGTCAGACAATTGAACTTGCAGAAAATATTATAGAACAAGGTAAGAAAGTTATTATCTTCTGTAATTTTACAGATTCATTAAATAAAATTTGTGACCATTTTGGAAAATCTGCAGTAAAAGTTGACGGGTCTATGACCAAACCAAGTAGACAACATAGTGTTGATGAGTTCCAAGATAATGAAAAAATAAAAGTATTTGTTGGAAATATTAAGGCGGCAGGAGTTGGTATTACCTTAACCGCAGCAGAAGCTGTTATAATGAATGACCTATCATTTGTACCTTCAGACCACGCCCAAGCAGAAGACCGAGCATATAGATACGGGCAGAAAAACAACGTCTTAGTATATTACCCCATCTTTGAAAATACAATTGAAGGAATTATCTATGACATATTAAACAATAAAAAACAAGTGATTGCCACGGTGATGGGGGACAATCAAGACAGCGGTGATGTTGCTGAAGAAATCTTAAAGAGAATTAATGAAATGCGTCGTTAAACAAAAACTGGATTATTTATATGA